GTTACAGTAACTGTTCTTTTATCTTTACTAATTGATTTTATAGTTCGGCTTTGTGCTGTTCCGTCAGGTAAATTAATTACCAATCTATCGCCAACATCATAATCAACAGGTCTATCTAATGTAATTTTTCTACCATTAACCTCATGTATACGTCCTCCATTTTCCTTTCCAGAACGTGATGGATCGGCAATACCGATTATGCGGGCAGGTAAAGGAATATAACCATCAAGACCTACAGAAAATGTTACAACGCCATCTTTTACATTAGAGAGTAATGCCCAGCGGCCTCGTCGTTGCGCCTCGCTTTGTGATGTACAACCAATAGCTGTTAGTTTCATTACATTTACATCATACCGACGCATTAGGTCATTATCCCAGACAGTTTCAACATCATCGCAGTAATGATTGTCTGGATTTGAATAGGCGACCAGACAAGAGGTATAACGATTTTTATAAGAGCCACCTGCATAAACAATATCACCAATAACATTAGAAGGGTGATAAATAAAATCAGGCTCATCTTGTGGCATATCTGACGTTAAATAGATTTGGTCATTACCCCAAAAAGTTATACCTCTAAATGAGGCAACCAAATCTTTTAATACTGCGTAAGCGTCGCGTTGACTTTGTATATACTCATTGCAAGTAAAACGAGGTTCTTTACCGCCTTTGCCATCAGAAACCATCTGATCGCAATATTGTCCCAGTTGATAGATAGCCCATTTATCAATCATAGAAGACTCAATTCTTGTTCCCATTCCAGCTATCTCATCACGCATTAAATAATGGGCTATCCAGGCAGGATTATTTGTGTAAGCCATCTTGAATGTACCATTCCATTCGCCAAAATATGTTCTTGATACAGGGTCATAATTGTCTGGAACTTGAACAACCTTACCTTTTAATTTACATGTTACTAATGGAACAGAGCCATTAAATTCTGACGCATCTAGCTCTACATATAACAATGCAGTGTTAGGATAACGTAGTTTGTTATCAATCACTTCTGCATATGAAGAAACACCAAACGCATTCACTAGTTTACTTGATTTTGAATCTGGAGTTATTCGTCTAACACGAATAGTCCACCCTTGAATGGCATTAGGAAGATCTATACGGTGATCTCGTTGATATGCTGATGTGGTTTTACCATCGAATTTACCATTTAAAACAGTTTCAAAAGCACTACCATCAACAGATAAATCAATAGTATAATGTGTTGTCGTTCCGACCATATCGCCATTATCTCTATAACTAACATGAGATGGTAAACTAAGTTTAATTCTTACTGCATCCAACTCTAAATTGGAAAATGAACGTACCCATGGCATATCAGTTTTAACAGCAAAATTTGCTTTCAATTCATTGCTGACCTCAGGCATACCTTGAATATAATCTTGCGTTTGACTGCCATTGCGAAATTCCCAATGAACACCTTTAAAATTATACGTTCCGTCTGGATTAGCTAATGGTGTTTTATCGATAAATATGTTTTGCGCCGTTAAACTACCTTCAATTTCGCCTTCACTTAGTGCTATAAGCATTTTAAGTTTAGCGGTTGAAAGCAAGTTGTCAGGTTGCTCGTAAGGATTGTGCGGTTTCTTACTTCCACCTTTTTGACCTTCTATAATTTGCGTTTCCATGATTCACCTATTGCTGATCTTCTGTATAAATACCGGCATTAATAAATGCACCACCGATTTCACGTTCACCAAATAATATCGGTATAGGATGTCCTACCGCATCCGTATTAACCGGTGAACCAAAGGCATAATTAGGTTTATTTTCAGCACTGGAAGAAGTACCTGCATTAAATTTTGGCTGAGGAGTTAGCATTTGAACAATACCTCCGAGAGCCATACTGATCCCGACACTAGCCAAAATGGACGAGGCTTCAATTGTTGCACCTAAAAGTGTTAACGACGCACCACCTGTAAAAAATGAAGCAACAATTGCTACCACGCCGATTACAACTTGAAGAAAACCACCCCTTTTAGCACCTTGAGATACCGGCATAATCATGTAATTTCTACCAGTTGCATTGATATCAAATTCGTCAATACCGATATTTTTACCATCTACAAAAAAAGCAAACTTGATCCCTTTNAAGTGAGCGNTTGACATATATTTTTCGAAACCTTTTTTGGTTGCACATAAAGCTCTCAATAACTCTTTGATGTTTTTTACGTCATATTGATGGTTTTTACCAAATTGTTTAGCCATTGCGCCTTTAAAGGTTAAATTACTTAGCATCGAATAACTCCTTATGTCGTACAATGCGAACTGTTCTATCTCTATAATATTTTCCGTAAGGGGTGCGTGAGGATAATTGACCAAATGCATGATGAAGAAGGCGATTATCACCGATATAAATTGCGGCATGATTGGTTACGTTTGCATTCAGACGCATCATAATAATATCGCCCAGCTTGATATCGCTTAATTCAACCTCAATAAATCCCTCTGTTTGCCAATGATCTTCATAGATATTTTCTTTACCGTTTTCCCACCACTCACGGGGAACAGAATAATTCTTAAGCGTTATGTTATATTCACGCTGATAGTAATCTAAAATCAGCGACCAACAATCAGCATACCCAAGTAACCATTGTCGGCCGGTATAATCTCGATCACATCGAGGAGAAATTGTGCAGAAATCACCTTCAGGAAAAGAAACAATCCCCCACTCAATTCCCGAATAATCACATTGAATACGGTCAAACTCAGATGGCACTAACATCGGTGAATCAGGGTGGGAATGGATAATCATAATAATTTCACCTTGTTCTTCAGCTTTCAACTGTTCATCAGGGGAAATTTGAAAATGTTCTTTAGGATTATCTGATATATTTTTACAAGGAATAAATTTTTGTGTTTTACCTGTATCAACAATCAACCCACAGGCTTCATTTGGATACTCTTTTTCAGCATGTTTAATAATTGCATTAAATAATCTCTGTCGCATATTACTTACCTTGAAGATTGGCTGCAGGAAAACCACCAAATGGAAGAGGATTATTACCATGCCTTGCTTTGCAATCTTTTAATAAACCACCACATTCATCTTTTGCGGGATCATCTGTCGGTATTCCATCTTTAGTAAAATATTTATCACCAGTATAATCACAACCATTACCACTTCGATACCAACCACGCATACACCAAGTACAAACTGTAGTTATCTGACGGGTAGGAAGTTGTAAATTTTGTATATCAAATGGAGAGCAAAGTTCAAATTTGATTACTTCTTTAGTTTCTTCTTTCTTTTTATTAATAAAGAAAAGCTGAACTCGTTCTTGAAGAGGATCAGCATGAGGGTTGCCATCAAGCCAATTGCAATCATCAAGATACTTAGCCATTGTTGTGTGAATTTTAACTTTAGCTTGTACTAAATCTTCATAATCAAGACAAAGTTTGGTCACTTTGCCATCAATATTACCTATGGATAATTCTGGCGTTGGTTGAGATCCAGTACTACTTAACTCAATACCACTTAATTCGTANGGAAAAGGAAAATATTCGTGACCTTGCCAATGAATAGATGGCATATTTTCATAAATAAAAGATGCCCAACCTTCCAATGGTATGTTATGAGCATGAAATCTTAAAACTTCATTAAGTCCAAATTTAGAACCATCAACTTCTATGAGTTGTATTAGTTGATTTCCTTCAAGAGTTTGTAAATCTTGAGTTATAGACATTTATTTTCTCCAGACATAAAAAAACCGCCGAATAGCGGTTTATGGCGAATAACTTCTATTTTCTCTTAAAAGTTAAAATTTTTTTTAAAACTTATTAACTCAGATATAAATAAATCATGGTTAATTTTTTTATTAAGACACTATATTCATCAAAAATAAGCTTGAAAGTTAGCAATATATTATTTTACATTAACATACTTACGGTCGAAGAAAATGATTGCACAAACTGAAAGGATAGTGAGATAACATTTTTACTAAGAAATTCCGATGTGATCGAGTTATTTACAACTCGGTAAAATTTTTCTTCGCCATACGGATTAGTCCACAAAAAAGATTCAATAATGTGCGAATTTAGAAATGCCCTAACTTTCGCTACTTCTTCAAGATTTCCAGTGTAGGTTAGTTCCCATGACTCACTATTATTATTAATTCCATTAGCGAATAATTGCTTATAGCCATCGCCAAAACTAATTTCATTAATATTTGACGAATCTGAGCCCTTAGGATGCCCCATTGTTCGCCATTCGAATTTATCAATTTCCATTATTTATCACCTATTTAACAAAATGTACAAATCACCGCCAGGTGATGTGGATCTTTGTAAAGCTTCGCCTATATTTTTTTGAATAATTGGCTTGATCTGAGCTTCAAGTGCATTCTGATTAATATTGCCAGCTTGCGGTTGTGAAGAATTATTGGACTGCATATTAATTGCAACGCTTGTATTTACATTAACTGAATTTGATGGGCTACTTGATTTACCAACAAAAGCAACTGGCAAAGCGTGACCAACATTAACATATCCACCATCAGCATATCCGTGCTGTGCTTCTCTCATTAGTGCATATAAATTTGCTACACCAATGCGTTTAGTCGATTCTTTAGTGAACACAAATTCACCTTTATGCACAATACCTGCAGGGGTATATTTATTACCATTACCAGTATAACCACCTGGTTCATTGTTATAACCAACACCACCACCTTTAGCGTAACCATGAATTAGCCCACCGCTATAGGCTTGTTGTAGCCCACCAGTAGCAGCACCTGCACCGCCTCCGGCACCACCACCCAGCCACCCCATCGCAGATTGAATTGCTTTAGCTAATAATAATTTATTAATAATTTCAATAATATTGGTTAAAATTGATTTAGTTAATGATTTAAAGTCCGTTTTACCAGTAGTCACTAATTCAGTTAATGAANGACTAACCGATCCCATAGCATTGCTGGCGATGTCACGAAAACCATTAAATACATTTAAACCATTCTCAGCAAATTCATTTATACCTAATTTTAAGCCAGCAAACCAATCACCTTCATGCTGATCTTCCAATTGCCAACTTTGTTCAAGTGCCTGCTTAGCTTTAGTATATTCTTCAGTAATTTTTGCTACTTCGGTTGGATCTTTGATTTTTTCTAGATCACCTTCTTCTTTTTTATCTAATTGGATAAGTTCATTTGCTCTGTTTGACTGTTTTGAAGTCATCCCGAAAGTAGCTTGTTTTATTTCCGATTGAGAAACTATATTTGCCGTATATTCGCGTATCTGTTGCAGAGCCTTGATAGACGCTTGATATTGTTCAATCTCTTCGCTAAGAGCAGCATTTTTTTCTTGTTGAGCTAACAATGCTTCTTTATGCCCTAAAATATACTTCTCTTGTGCGGTAAGTTTACTTTTATCACTTTGG